ATCCATTTTAATAATATTATTTTGTTCTAGTTTTGCTTTTGCGTTTCGAATTGGTCCTAATTTGTAAGGCATTGGACAAATAAATTTAAGCGTTCCTATTCCAAGTGTTACAAATTCATCTGGATCAAAGCTATCATCTACAATTGCTAAATATGTTCTATTTGGTTCTACATCAAAAATAAGTTCTGTGGGTTGATCTGTTATTAGCCAACTTGCAATTTCTTCTTTCAACTTTTCTAAGTTAGATCCATCAGGCACTATAATTCCTACCGGAATAGATAAAACGCGCATTTCTGTTTGTGTGTTTAACAATCTTGCGCCTGGATATCCTGGAACGTTTAGAAAATTTCGTTTCAATGGTGCCCAAGTAGGTCTTTTCCATCCTTTCGCAATTTGAATAAAGCCTTTACGTATTTTGTTAAATGTAAAAGAACTCATGTTGACACCTCATTTCTTTATAAAATAAAGAAACTCAAACCTAAAAGGCTGAGTCTCTTTGTTTTTCTCTTTCTTGGTACTCGGTTGTATATCGATACGTACCACGCGCCACATCTCGCCCCTCTATAACAACAGGAACTTCAACAACTAAATCACCGCCAAGCATCGGAATTGCTCCGTCACCAGATGATCCAAATGAGTTATTAAATACTTGATTTGATACACTGTTTGTCATAGCTTGTTTGCTATTTGACATACTTCCATACACACCACTCATAATAGACTTTAAACTTGATAATTGACTCATAGAACTAGCCATCATACGACTCATATCACCCATTAATTGATTCATAGTTCCAGTAATACCGAGTGATTTTTCTTTCGATGATAAAGGTGTAACTGTGATTGAATTACCCTTCTTCGTAAATAACTCTGGTCCGGCTTCTCCTGTGATAAACGAACCATCACCTACAGGCTTTCCACCCTTAGCAAGCATTGGCACATGAGGAATAGTTGGTGCACTAACACCTGGTATATTGTTTAATAATTCTGCTGGTGTGTTAAAACCGTCTATGAACTTATTTATGATGCGAATAATTCCATTGATAGCTGTACGAATACCACTTTTAATACCATCCCAAACCCCTAATACTGCGGATTTCATGCCCTCAAAAGCTCCACTAACAGCACTTGTTACCCAACGAACAGGAGTCATAATTGCATCTTTCAATCCATTCCATACAGAAGATGCCGTTGATTTAATACCTTCCCAAATGTTTGAAAGCGTAGATTTAATACCGTTCCAAATACTACTGCTTGTACTACTAATCATATTCCATACAGTTGAAATAGCTTCTTTGATGTTATTAAATACAGAACTTGCTGTGGAAACAATTGAGTTCCATAAGCTAGAAAGGAAGCTTTTAACCGTATTCCAAACTGCGCTTGTTGTGGAATTAATCGTGTTCCATGTATTTACAATCCAGTTTTTTATGGAAGTGAATATTGGCGTTACAAAAGCTACTAAACCATTCCAACATGATTGTAAAAAATTCTTAACTGCATTCCATACTGCACTTGTTGCTGAACTGATTGTATCCCACACGGTAATAATCCAAGACTTGATTTGTTCAAAAATCGGCATAACAAATGCTACAAGCCCATTCCAACAGGAAACTAAAAAATTCTTAATTGCTTCCCATACAAAACTTGTAGTAGAACTAATGGTATTCCAACATTCAGAAATAAAATTCTTGATACTTTCAAATATTGGAGTAGCAAAGTATAAAATAGCCGTCCAAATCGCTTGTAAGTATTGATTAATGAAATTCCATACAGCTTGGATCACTGTAGAAATACCATTCCAAATCATAGAGAAGAAATCAGCAATCCCTTGTAAAACAGGAGTTACAAAAGCGACTAATCCATTCCAAGTCTCTTGAAAGAATGTAGAAATAGAAGTCCATATTTCTGTAAAGAACGTCGCTATGCCCTGCAAAACTGAAGTTAAATATTCAACTATCCCATTCCAGATTTCCATACAGAAATTAAAAATGGATGTCCAAACACCAACGTATGCTTCTAAAATAGTTGTTCCCCACGTTACAACAAACTCTACTATGCCATTCCATATACCTATTAAAAATTCCTTAATTGAGTTCCAAACTGCTGTTGTAGATTCACTAATGCTATTCCACGCTTCACTTGCCCATTGCACAATCCCGTCCCATATTCCTACTAAGAATTCTCCAATTGCATTCCAGGCATCAATGGTCCATTGCTTTATGGAATCCCAATTTTGATAAATCGCAATACCTAAAGCAACAACCGCTGCAATAATTATTGCGAACAACGCTATCCATCCCATCATTGCAGCCCCTACACCCGATATGACAACAACTATTGGTGCTAAAGCCATAAATGCTCCTGCAATTACACCAATAGCTATTGCAATAGCTGCCAAAGTAGCCGCTAGCTTTGGATTATTAGAAATCCAATCAGCTATTTTAGCAACGACATCAGCTATAACTCCAAGAACAGGTTTGAGAGCCGTTTGTAAATCTTGCATTGCCTTTTGGAATTTCACTGCTGGGCTTGCATCTATTTTAGAAGTAGCACCATGTAAGTCCTCTACTCCTTTTTTCAAATCAACTTGTTTACCTTCTGCTTTCAAGATGGTGTCTATGATTTTCTTTCCTTGGTCTTCCCAAAGAGTACCGAACATCTTCGTGCCAAGTGCATTTCTGTCTGTTGCATTTTCAACCCCAGCTAAGGCCTTGGTTGCTTCAAGCATAGCTTTTTGTCCATTTTCACCGCCACCAGCAATTGCCTGACCCCATTTTGCAAACTGATCTGCCGAAATCTTTGTTTTATCTAAAACCTCTTGCATAGACTTATCTACACCGGCCCCAAACTCAGCCATTTTGATACGTCCTTCTTTAACACCCGATATGTTCAACAGGACTCGCAACATCCTGCCAGTTCTCTTATAAACTTCTGTATATCACTATACAGACCAGACTATATCATCATCTTTTATATAAGATGCTCCCCATTTCGGATGTCATTAACTTACACCCTACGCTTTTCAGCTAGTCGTTGCACGTTCCTTTGTTAAAGGCTTCGCTCAGTATTGTCTCTTTTGAGAGTTTCACTGAATTAAAGGAGTTTTCTATGAATGTCACCACTCATAGGGACAATTTTTCATCCAAAAGGTTATCGATATTCCAACTTTTAGTGTCGACTCCTGCAGACAGAATTCCTTGGACTTCTTTCGCTGAAAATCCAGCTTGAACCATCTGATCACCATATTCAGCGATAATATCCAATTGTTCTGGTGGAAATCCTGTTTTTAATAATGTATTAACTAATCCCAATGCTTCCTCGTTAGTAATACCTAACGTTGCACCAATCTCATTGGTTTCTTGTATAAGTTCATTAAAATCAATTCCAGCGTAAGATGCTGCAATAGTCGCTGCCCCTTTAACCACAGCGGCATTTGTTTCATCAGAAGCATCCTTATTTAATGCCCATTGTCTGCGAACACCTTCTAACGCTTCTTCAGCGTCAATACCATAAGTACTAACTCCCCTAATAGCCTCTTCCACTGATTTTTTCGAAGACTCTGGAACATCAAATGTGATATCAATTTTTGTTTGTAGACTTGACATATCCATTGCTTTTTCAATAGCGGTTGCAATACCGCCACCAGCTACCAATCCACCTATAACATTTTCTAATCCTATTTTTAATTCTTCAAACTTTTTCTCTGTTTTTCCAGCTTCCTGTTGTAAGTCTCTTAGTTCGTTTCGTACTTGTTGAATCGAATTACCAGCATCTACGGATCGAAGCGCACGTTGTAACTTTTCAATATCGGCTTCTGTTCCTAATGCTTCTCTTCCGATAATTCCAATTGCTTGATCTAACTGCTTACTGGTAGCCGTTCCACTTCGAATTGCATTCACAAGACGATTTCCTAATGCTCCCGCAAAATCATCAACACTTTTCCCAGTAGCGCTAAACAATGTTTCTAATTGTCTTGTTGAACTTGCTACACTATCTTGTTCAGCTTTCATGTTTCCAAGCTTATTCTTCAGGCCATTAAGCGATCCTTCTGTAAATTCAATTTCACGCCTGAATGCGCGGTATTGTTCTTCGGAAATTTTTCCGTTTTGGAATTGTGCTTGGACTTGTTGCTCAGCTGCCTTTAATTTATCTAACTTTTGTGTGGTGTTTTCAATTTGCTGAGTCAGTAACTGTTGCTTTTGGGCTAAAGCTTCAATATTACCTGGATCAAATTTTAATAATCGTTCAACATCTTTAAGCTCTTTGGTTAAATCATTACTACGCTTGTTAACATCTTTTAACGCATTTTGAAGTCCAGTGGTTTCTCCGCCGATTTCTATAACTATACCTTTAATACGGGATGCCATGTTTCCACCTCCTCGGAGACATAATAAAAAGCACTCTAATTGAGTGCTTAATCATAATATTTCCATTCTAACGGCGTTCCATCTGATAATTTACCTGCATATTTCCTTTTCCCTTTACAAACTAAAGAAATCCCACTATTCCTTTCGCTCATTCCAAATTTTCTCAATGCTTCAGTAATACTAGGAAATACTTCATTCGTTGTAAGACAAATTACTTTTTTTGATTTATACGTAGAAGCTTTGCGTTTTTCGAATAAAAAAATTTCATTTTGGTTATAATCTTCCTCAAATCTCCAAACGATAAATTCATTATTATTCAGTTGTCCCGCATGTTTTCTTTTCCCATTACAGCACATAGATATATGACTTTGTAGAATTCCCGTTTTTTCAGATGCTTCCCGTGTACTTTTGAAAACCGCACCAGTATTCACAAGAATCACTTTTTTGGGATTTTTAATATTTTTTATCTTTTTTAATTCGTATTCTTTACCTTCTTCATAATAAGCAAATTGATAATATTTATTATCTTTTCCGCGAACACACTTGTTTTTTCCTGATAAAACATTAAACAACCCACCATAATTTGCATCGATATCCTTACTCGCTTCGACAATCGAATCATATACACGCCCCGTATTTATACAAATCACTTTTCTTGCTCGTGGATGTTCTCCACCGATCCAACCAAGTTCCTTAGTATACTTTGATAATTTACGTTTTGTTTGTTCGTGTAGTTTTTTATTAGTACTTCCGCCGCTTTCTAAATTATAAGAAAGATTTTTTTCTTGATAAAAAGAAATCCACTCAACTTCTAATTCATCAAGTTCATTAACTGCACATTCGGTTATTATTGAAAAAGAAAATGATGTTTCTTTATATTTATTCCAAGCATTTTGAAGAATGAGATTATCATGATAATTATTCCTTAACTTTCTTCGATGTTCATACATTCTTCGCTTGTAATTTCGTACTGTCTGTCCTATATAAACCTTTCCATTAACTAAATTTTCAATTTTATAAATAACCCCTTGCTTATCCATACCATCACTCCCCAATATAATTGTATCAATTTGATATCAATATACAAATATTTTGCGGAGATTAATGTGGGTAAAATTTCTGCTAACAACACAAGGTACGATTTAACAATTGAAACCATTTTAAATGAGTACATCTCTAATAAATAATGATGTCCATTTAGAACGCATCGAAGTCTTTTTGATTTGCTTTACGGGCTTTCTCTTTATCTGGATTCTCCATTTCTGCAAATTCAGCAATATAATCAAAGCAATCACCGATTGTCATTACTTCTAAATCCCAACTCGTTAATTTTGCTTTATAACAAAGAGCAAGGAACAAATCAGTGGTGAATTCTTCATCACTGAAAGTCCCTTGCTCTTCATTACTTTTCTTTAGTTTTTTTTTGCTCCCATTGTACTTTGAATCATATCGTTAATCTCTGGAATGATTTCATAAATAGGGAACTCTTCAAATCCGTCTAGCCATGTAATTGGATCCGGAAGATTCGGATCCGCAGTTTTAGCGTATAACCAAACTAAATCATAAATTACTTCAAAATCTATTTTCTTTAAATCTACATTTGAGAGGTCAATAGAAGGCTGAGAACCATCTTGTGGTGTAAATGTACCAATAGCTCCTAAAGCCATCATATCAGCAAATAAATCACGTCTGAATTGCGCTTTATAACGCTTAACAGTTGCTGCTGTACTTTTCAGTCGAACTTGTTTACCATCTATTACAATTGTTTTTTCCATCTCATTACACTCCTTTTGGTGCTGTTGGTGTTTTCACATAGACCTTTTTGTACCAATTATCATGGATTGCTGGTGTAGTTTTAGAAGTTGTCTTTGTCTTAACCATCGGTCTACCACCAGTTGCTAGAATAATTGGACTCGCGACGAATTTAAGCTCGTTTGTATTCGGTTCAGCTGAATTTGTTTTTGATTTCGATGAAATATTAGGACGACTCGCCGAACAGTTATACATGACATGACGAGTTGCTTTCACATCACCATCAAACTCAAATAACAGCGCGAATGGTTTACCTTTTGCATCGGCCAACTCATTTAATACACCATCTGTCTCATCTAATTGTTCACCTAACGCATCAATTACAAATTGCTCCGGAAGGAGTGCAATATTTAACGTTCCTTCATAACCTTGGTTATTATCCGCTGAGTAATAAAGCATATCGTCGGCATAGAATTCAATTAAATCACCGCGTGGTTCATTTGTTAGTTCAACCGCACCAGGCATTGGAATTGGTGTTCCAAATGTAACTACCCCATCTTTTGTTTCATATGTTGCATAATGGACATTTTTCAATCCAAAACTTACTTTGTTCTCACTCATTTATATCAACCTCGTTTCATAATTTTTTTGAAATAGGTTTTCAGTTTCAATAAAAACCTCATAGGATTCATAAGGAATCTCATAATTGTCTAGGAGTTTTTCAAGATTTGCTTCAGCAATTAAATCTTTTTTATTTGTATAAAGCTCGATACTTAAGTTATTTATCTTGTGATATACCTTGTTATCAGCCATTAAATTCGCTGATCCGTCCACAAGAAAACAAATATAAGGTGGCGCTGGAACCGGATTAGTTGGCGTTGCTGTGAAATGTGAATAAGCCACAGGATAACCTGTAGCATCAAGAATTTTCTTTAATTCACCTAATGTCATTGTTGAATCGCCCTTTCGACACGTTCAATTAGTTCATTTATCGCTTTTTCTTCTGCCGGAGCAATGTGAACCTTAGCTGCTACACGGCCACCATTTGCTTTAGCATGTCCCTTTTCCAATAAATGTGTAAGTTGTGGTTTCAGTGCATTATAAACAATGATCGCACTGCCATCCTTCTTTTTCCGCCAGCCTTTACCATACTTCCCTGTTTTCTTAGGACTTTTTTGTTTTAATTCATTCACAAGATCAGTCGCAACCTTTTCTTTAGCATCTTCTATATCTTCTTCTACTAAATTAGCGTATCTTTGCAATTCCCTAGCAATATCATTTGCAAGAGTATCAATATTAGACACCCGCTTTCACCTCACAATAAAGTTCGATTTTTTCATCGTCTCTTTCATACGTGCGGTAAATGCTATATTCTTTATCTCGATACTTCACTTTTCTTTCATCCTGGTAATCCCAGACATGGACAATCAATATATGACTGGCCTTGATATTACTTTGTCCGGCTTGAAAAAATTCTGATTGAGGAACTGATTTTTTCTTACAAAATATCTGTCTACTAAATACTTCATTTTCCTCAACTTGTCCTAATTCATCTTTAGTAATTGTTATTACTGGGAATAGTAAAATATCATTCATTTGTAGTCACCCGCTAAAGTTAGATGATTCTTAAGCATGTTATAAGATGCTAAAAAACGTTCTACCTCTTTTGCGTCTGAAATAAAATTAGCTTTTACATACGTAATAATTGCTCTTTTAATTAGAGGATCAGTATCATCATTTGCCTTGAGATGAGAAACACCAGATAACTTCAAATCATATCGAGATGCTTCAATTAGATCTTCAAGTTCATCATCAAGAGCATTATGTGAGACACGTACCGCTTTCTTCACAACATCAAGCATCATACTCATTCACCAACTTGCGCTAGCTGTTTTAAAGCTTCCAAAGCGGCATCTTTACCTTTAATCTTTTCACCATTTGGAAGTTCGTAATATCCTCCTCCAACATGAACTGGTCCTTTTGAGTCTTCTTGTTTATCTATAATTCGTTCTTTATTCAAGAAACCTTCATCTTGTAGATACATTACACGTTCTGCATCATTTGATTCATATGAATTTGCAACACTATAATGAATGAAAGTGAATTTATCTCGAAAAGCTCTTTTTACAACATATTTATTCAATGGTTTCCCACTCACTGTTAAACCTCCTTATACCATAAAGAAAAGCGACTATTATACAGTAGCCGCTTTCTTCACTCGTAAGAATCCATTTTTAGAAATTACGTTACCGCCAGCAAATACTGAGCCTCTATGAGCGATCATACCCTGCTTGAATAAGAAGTCAGTTGAACGTTGCACATCCATATCAGAGAAGATAGTAAGTTGGTAGTTTGATAATGGACCATAGGCCATATTGTATTGACCAGTTGTAGTCGCTGCATCAGATACTGCTTTACAAGCACTATTGATGATGAATGGTACGCCATCAATTGTTCCAGAATTCCCTTGGGAAACGACGTTGTACACTTTTTTACCATCAGAAGTACGAAGTTTAGCGAATGATTTTAAATCCTTCTTATTCAGAATTAAAACAGCCGCATCTTCAACATCTTCATCTCCACCATAGCTATAGATAATGTCATCTAGAGTGGCATCATCAATTTTTGAGATTTCTAAATCTGTTGCTGGATCAATCGCTTTAGCTGCTGTTGAAAAAATACCAACAAGTCGATTAGTTGCACCTGTACCAATTAAAATTTCACGAGTTAACTTTTTACGAGTGGCTACAGTGATACCTTTCATGACTTCACCATCGTAATCAGCTGCTGGTAACTTCTGAAGCTCTTCTGTGTCTTCTGAATAAGCTGTAACCTTTGTTTTTGTGATGTCTGCATATCCAAACTTTGTCTCGACATTAGCGTAATCAGTACCTTCAGTTTTATAATCACCTTCACCATAGCTTTCGAGGTATGGTTGTTGGTAGCTCTCTCCACCCTTTAATGTTTTTGTAGATACACGATCAATTAATGTAGATACTTCATTGAAAGTAGGGCGGATATCCGTTGCACTATGCTTAGGTAAAACTACATTACCACTTCCAACTGTAACGGCACGGTTTTCCATTAGAGCTTGTCCACGTTTTTCAGAAGTCTCTAATTCTACATCTTGTTTCTGAGGTTCATTGTTAAATGTTTCAACTGTACGCATTTCAGGCATTTGATTATTATTAATCTCCTCTGCTTCTTTTAATAACCTTTGTCGTGTTTCAATTTGTTTTTGTGTTTCTTCAAGATCTCTTAGTTCTGTTTCTAATGCTACTAAATCTACTTCCTTATCGCTTTGTAACGTTGAGCGAATTTCTGATTTCCTAGTTAAAATTTCTTGTAATGTTTTCAAATGACTCTCTCCCTTATAAATATGTTTTTAAAATTAGTTTTTTACGTAATTCTTTTTGATTGCGTTCCTTCACAAATTGTTTATATGGGTCATGACTTCTAGCTGAAACTTGCGAATCAGGATAAGCCGGGAAAGCTACTGGACTAATCTCTAGTAACTTAGCTTTTGTTACACCACGAACTACATTGTCCGGATCTGATTCATCCCATTCTTCTTTGACCATTTGGAACCCAAAGGAAACACCGTCTACATCACCGCGTTTAATCGTCTCGTATGTGTCATTTCCGAGTGTTGTATTGGCTAAGTCTAGTTCAAACCTCAGTCCAATCTCATCTTCAAATAAACGAAGAGTACCATTTTTAGTTCGTCCTAATACTTGTGATGTGTCGTGGCTCCATAAAGCTAATTGATCATCTTGAGTCAAGGACTCTGTGAAAGCTCCTTTTTTAAATTGCTCTTTAAATCGTTGCCAATAGCCCATTGTTACAGATTTCATTTCCCATTTAACTGCATAACCAGAAATTGTTCGAAGGCCATTTTCTAATTCCCTAATTTCAAGAGCACTACTCAGTAGTTCCCTCTTTTCCGTCTTGTTCATTGTCATCACCTCCTTCATCAGTGACATTTCCTTCTTTAACTAAAGCTGTATCTAATCTTCTAATCGGCTTAGATCCACCTTCAATTGGTCCAAGTGAAAGAATTGAACGCCATTCATTTGGTGTCATAGCTCCTCTATCAACCATTTGAACTAAGTCCATCTTTGTGCTTAAAGAAGCGTATTGAAGTGAAGAGGATTCAAAGATAATCTTGTTACCAAATCCCCTTTCTCGACGCGAAAAAAGCTTCCTGGTATATTCCCCAGCAAGCTGCATTGCAAATGGCTCAATTTCCGATTCATAATAAGCTGTCCATTCATCCTCGTTGTATTTACTTTGGATAATCTTTTCGTTTGTATTAAAGAAATTATAAATACGTTGTACGGTTTCTTGCATCTGCTTGGAATCCGGTACAAACGCTTCAGGTTTCACTTGTTCTAAATCATACCTCGGATCAGAAGAAGCTGCTCCACCATCATTCGAGATATTCAAATAGTTATTCACAAAGTTTTTAACCTGACTATCAATATCTTCTTGTTTTAATACTGACTTAAACTTAAGAATCCACTTTACTACTGCACTATTTTTAATAGCTTTAACAATACCTTGATCAGTAGTTGTAACAATCTCCATTAACTGAGCTAATGCATTACCAGGATGTTCTCCGAAAAAGTCATTATCATTAAAGTCTTTACGCAAATGAATGATATCTGTATACGGAATCGTCATCTGCTTACCATTTTTAAAATAAAACTTTAAAAAGATGTCTCCCTGTGCACCTTCTACAACTTCAACTGTTGTACATGGAATAGGATAAATCTCAGTAGGATAACCAAAATCATCACGCTTAATATAAGCGAATGCATTATGATTCAATTCTAATTGAACAGCCATTTTCTCTTGAAACATTTGTCCTGTCATCAATGGATTAGGCTCTTCCAGTAAAAATCTCATATAGGAATCTGGATTCACCTTAAATTCAGTAGAGTTATCTCGTATATGCTTGGCTATCAGCTTACCGACTGCTTTTGCTTTAGGTCGTATACAAGCTCGTATAATATCACTTTGATAGATGTCCCCATTCCACGCAAAAAAACCTCCACCATTATCGTTTATCATTTCAAAACGAGTTGTAGTAGGAGCCTGTTTCTTTCCAAATATCTTATCAAATAACCCCAAATTCTCACCTCCTTCTTAAATCATGTTGAGGTAGTCATTTCGTTTTTCTTGAAGAACTACATATGCATTTAAAAGTGCTGCTGTGCCATCAATACGACGTCTTTGGTTCTTTGTTTTATTTGGTTGTATATTTAAATTATTATCAATGGCTATAGCTGTATTGGAAAGGCACCACTTATCAATTGCGTTGTTGTTATAGTTGACTAACTTAGATTCCAAGTCAGCTCCTAAAAGTCTCATCGGGCTAGAAAGAGTCTGTTTACCTTGCGCGATAGGAATCATAGATTCTTTACCAAAATATCCTTCCATCTCCTCAACCCAATACTTAGCTGACCATCTATCATAGCCAATCCAAGGTAGATAAATACCACATTCATCTCGTATTTCTAAGAACCATTTCGTGACAAATTTATAATGAACGGAATTTCCCGGTGTTGTTCTTAATATTCCTTGCTCGTGCCATAAATTATATGGGATCTTATCTTCTTTACTTCGCTGCTCTAATAAATCTTCCGGAAGCCAATACATCTGCTTCACATAAATATGTGGGTCTTCTGGGACCATAAAAATAACCTTCGCTGCTGTTAAATCGGTAGTTGAAGATAAATCGCAACCACCAATTCCATAGGAAGGTTTCAATTCTTTGATATTATAAGTAGCTGAGTTATTCAATTGTTCAAATGTTAACCATGCTTCTGATGATGTTTCACGAATATTAAAGTCTTTCGTCAATAAATTGCTCACTAAAAGAGAATTAGCCTTAGCTTTATTTACTTTCGTTTCTAAGTTATCTATTTTCTTTATGGTACCTAAACCCGGATTTGCTTTAGCCCATTTGGTTTTGTCAGTCCACTCCTCTCTTTTATCAAGTTCATAAATAACAGGTAAAAAACGGTCATCTGTATAACCATCTTTATCTTCTAATCCATTTAGTAACATTTCTGCTTCGTCATACTTCATATCATAAACAGATTCTCTTACTGTCCCAGCTGTTGTAATCATAAGAATCAATGGCTGTTCACGTGCTGACGTGCCATCGACAATTACGTCATATAAATTCTTGTCCTTCCACGCATGTATTTCATCAAGGGAGGCTCCGTGAACATTTAGACCATCTAATGTATCACTATCACTACCGACTGGTTTAAATACACTATCATTAAAATCTGCCGTTAATTCTTTGACTAAAGTTTTTATTCTTTTGGACAAAGCCGGTGACTTTTTAACCATTCTTTTTGATTCTGACCAAACGATTTTAGCTTGTTGCTCTTTAGTTGCTACCGCATATACCTCAGAACCACCTTCACCATCTGCTACCTGTAGATATAAACATATCCCAGACGAAAGCGTAGACTTACCATTTTTACGTGCAACCACTAAAAATGCTTCCCGATATTTTCTAGTACCATCAATTTTATGAACAAAACCAAAAGTAGCGGCTAAGAAAGCCTGTTGCCAAAGTTCTAGGTCAATTGGTTTTCCAGCCCATTTTGCTTTACTATGCTTACAATAACTTTCGATGAATTCAATAACATGATTAGCTCGATTAGAGTCATATTCATACTCAGAATCATTATTATAAACATCACTAACGAGTTTCTTATAAATACGTTTAACTTTGTCACCTACTACAATTTCACCAGATTCAATTTTATTGTAATAATCTATTATAGGATTATGCGATAGTGGATATTGTTTTCTCATCGATTCTGCACAAACTTTTCAAATCCATCGTCGGTTTCTTCTTTTTTCTTTAGATCCGGCTTAGGGACGTAATCACCTAATTGCTTCATAATGCTTTGATAGTTTTTGTTCATTGCTATATATCGTCGAGCTTGCGGACGTTCCCTCTCATACGGCTCTTGATTCTCTGATTGTGAAAACATTTCATCATAACCATTCTCATCGAGGTCTTTTCGAATATCTTCTAATCGAACACGTAAATCTGCCGCTTCCACAATTAATCCCTCTACTACCAAGAGGGTATCTTTTGGCATTTCTTTATATATTCGTTTAAGTCTCGTTATCTCTTTATTAACCCGTTCTTCTTTTTTTAATTCCTTCTTTATTGCCATAAATAACACCTCATCTCTTATGCATTTGGGGTAGGGGGTCACGTGAAATGACCAATTTATTTTTTGAAGGTATCTCATCGGTCCTTCGAGAGCTCGAAAATGATTTTGAGACAGAGGGGGGTTTTTATTTCTTTGGAAATATCAGCGTTCATTTTTTATTTTAATTTTTATTCTTTTTGTATTAAATCCCCATTCCCATCAAACATTAATCCTTCAACAACTGGACTATTCTTCTCATGATGTTCACGGTTGTGGCAATCCTGACATAAAAGTTCTAAGTTATGAAAGCTCAATGTAATCTCTGGGTTATTTATATTCTCTGGTGTTATGTAATCCTTATGGTGAACAATTTTTCCACTCCCCTTACACCTCTCACACAATCCATATCTAAATTTAAAATATGAATCCCTACACTTCTTCCATGCTGTGGATTTATAAAACCTCTTTGCAAATTCTTTTGCCATGCATCCACCTCAAAACAAATAACCGCTCAATATTAAACGGTTATCCTTTATATAAAGTTATATGAAACCCAATACGGTAAATGAAGTTTTATATAACATAATTGTTATTAATCCCTATCTACTATTAGGTGGCTTTTGTACGACAAAAATAAAGCTTTTATCTCTTATTGAACAAACTTATTTTGAATGCAAATACTCTCAATTGCATTCCTCTCAACTATTTATATCCTTATATTATTTTATAAAAAAATAAAGATTAATTAACCAAATTACCTTTACACGTATTATTACACGTGTTATAATAAGAGTATAGAAAGGAGGGAATAAGGGAGATGGACATTCTAGATATGTTAGACAAAGTAAGCGGGATTTCTTCTTTCATCTTAGCGATATACATACTTCTCAAAGAAAGCAAAGAAGAAAAAAATAAGCGTCCTCAACGCAAAGGTTCCAGCCGACCAAGCAGAAAACCTAAGCGAAGAAAACGCAAGTAACCCATCGGGAAACTCAACCAACTGGTTGGGTTTCTCAAAAAAATATTATCATCTCCCATATCAATATGTCAAAAACTTCATTGATTTTAAATACTATTTGTTTGTTTTTAACAATTCGTTTCTTTATTGTTACCGACTTTTCTAATTTACAAATGTTAGACACTATCTACTTAACAGTTATTATTTTATGGATTCTGGTCTTTACCATTTCGATTATCAAGAAATTTAAGAAGTAAATCCATTACACTATATTTAGCAGGAGGAAAACAAATGAGCACTTATCAAGACCGCTACATCTACCCATCTATTTTTGATTTTTCTAATGAGCAGGTTACTGTTACATTTCCTGACTTAGCAGATTGTCATGCTAATGGTACTAACTATGAGGATGCTTTTGAAATGGCTAAAAAGACATTAGCAACTCATCTATATGAAATAGAAGAAAATAAAGGTACTATTCCGCCCGCATCTAATCCAACTTCTATCCAAACTAAAGACAATCAAGTTATTGGCTTAATGGAAGTATGGATGCCACCATTCCGTAGTGAAATTGAAAATAAAGCAGTAAAGAAAACATTAACCATTCCTCATTGGCTTGATAAAATGGGAAAAGCTAATAATGTAAACTACTCTCAAGTATTACAAGATGCATTAAAAAAGCATTTAGGTGTTACTGAAAACAAGAACGTATAAAAGAGATGAATTATCTTCATCTCTTTTTTCTATCTCCATAAAAAAAATCAAAAACCATTTACAGAGAATGATTTTTGATTCTTTCTTCCTTCCTACTCAAAAGCCTTCTTAATAACTTCAAAAGTAGCTTTTAATGACCCACCCAACAAAATTATCCCCAAAAGAAAATAAATGATAAAAATTGCATAATACACATACAAATTAGAATTTATCGGCAAATAAGGGAACAAAAAAGTTGTGAGTAAAAACGTTAACGTAACGAGCATCAGTGTCAAATAGTTCAAATAAACATTTTTATTTTCTGTTCTAGATTCATGATTTTGAAAAGACATACAAGCAATAGAAATTGCAACTAGACCTATAATTATGCTTATTCCTAATTTCGCTGTTTCCTGAAGCATCTCTGTTAACATTTTCATATTTCCTATGGTATTACATATTACAGTAATCACTGTAACAATTGCTAAAGCAACGACTAATCGAGTAATAGCTCGAATGTCTTTACGGATTTTTCTCATATGTGATAGCCTCCTTCTATACAAGGATAAAAGAAGACTACATTAAAATCAATAAAACTTAATATTAAGTTTTATGTTAAATAATCTTCAAGAAAGCGTCTAAACTTCATCATATGGTCTATACTTATCACGCAGGACTTCTAGTTCTTTCTTCTTCTCTTCAATGTCTTCACGTAGGAACAAACTCACTCGTTCCATTTTCTTAAACGGCACAAGTTTACCATCTTTAATCATTTTACTAATTCTCGCTTTACTAATCCCTAAAACATCCATTACCTCTGGTGTCGTTAATACCTCATCATGTAAAAAAGAAAGCAGTTGCTCTTTATCTTCAAACTTGTACACTTTATTCACCTCTTTTCTCTTTAAATATCCCATAAAGTCGTAATGACGTATTTATTATATAAAGGACTAAAAGAATGATTAAAACGATATCTAAAACAGTTTTAAAAATACTCGCTTCGACTGAATCTCGAAAATACGCAAAGTAAAACAGTGTAACGAAAATAATTAAGATGTTCGATGAATTACTTGTTTTCTTCATATTGTTTACAAATTGGCAAGTTGTTATAATGTGTATAGAAGAGAGAAGGTGGGCTTCTCTCTTCCGCTCAAAATCATTTTCGTTTACGTCTGGCTGGGCGTTTTCGTTTGGTTTTGAGCTTTTTTACTTTTTCGTGGATGACTAGGACTTTTTCAATGATTGTTAGTGCTGTAAGTATCATTCCTAGTATCAGTGCTAACTTTGCCAATTTGTTTCCCCCCTTTCGTTCTTTCTATATTTATTATACCATATCTATTTACCTAAGTAAACAGACTGCATGCATTTTCTGATTGTTTTTTGATGTTTTTATCAATTTAAATTCTAATCAAATATACGTTTCTCCTTTGATGTCTTGCTTATCTACTACCAGAAACCAAAATAAAAAGCACCCAATCTGGATGCCTTTTGTTCAATAGAAAAAGCTATATAATACCCTTATTTTTTATGGTAATTTAGATGCCATTCAAAATACTCAGCATTATCATTATTCCACGTTAAGCACTCTTTTCCTTGGAGACTCTCAATATAATCCCTTACTGACTCTGGTAAATTATCTGTATTAACCAAGCTAATAACTTCTCCATTCAAAACAGTAATATATCCTTTCTCAAATAAATCATCACAACCAAATTTACACATAGGTATGGCTATATTTTCAATATCTAATCTTTCTTCTATGCTACAAAATGCTCTTTTCTTAATATGTGCAGCTACAAGTAAATCTATAGGATACTCTTTCCCACAAATTCCACAGTTGCAAGTCTTCTTATCATTAAACAGATATCCACGTAATATCCCTTGCTCTTTTCTAGCCTTGCCTCTTATCTCATTATCCAATGAAGCACTTTTTTCTAAGTCACCTATAATGTCTTTAATATTTTTCTTTGTTTCTTCCTTTGTACTAATTGGTGCATAAGAAGAACTATACAAATCAAAAGCACTCATTATTATGTTACTTTTCTCTTGGTCTAATACTCTAAAGCCTTGTATTAGATTTCCCTCTTCATAATCTAATAATCTATTAAAGACACTTAAACTGATGGCTTGATGCCTTATTTCATCTAAGAAGTAAATATACTCCCAGCTTTCACCACTATCTGTTTCTCCCCACAGATGCTTTGCTAACTCTAAATTATGTACCTTATATGCAATGGTAGCAGATGCAAAAATTTGCTTATTCGCTGAGAAAAGTGTTATATCTCCTCTTTGAATCTTTGCCCATTGTTTTATCTTCTGTGGACTTGGAGTTATCCCCCAAACACGGATTAAGTTTCCTTTATAAATTTCAGATAACTTATCAACATCCTCTTGTTGTAAGAAAGGCTTAATTTTCTCAAATTCAATGCCATTACGCATTGTGGATTGAAAATTAAATTTAGCTACTTTATTCCCTGTAGGTTGTAGTATTACGTTGTACATACACTTACACCTCTTCTGTTTTATTTAGTTTTCTATAGTTCGTTATATTTTTTATTCGATCCAAATGACTTTTCAACTGGATATTTCCTTTGGTTTTTTTCTAATTTATTTTGAATTACTTCTTCTATATCCAAATTCATTTGGTTAGCCAATAGGATAGAATAAATTAATACATCAGCTAGTTCATCTTTGATATTTTCAAGATTTTGTTCTATTGCATCTTCACTACTTTTCCACTGAAAATTCTCCAATAACTCGCTAGCCTCTAAAGAAAGAGAAATTGCTAAATCCTTAGAGTTATGAAATTGCTTCCAGTCTCTATCATCTCGAAACTTAAGAATTTCCTTTATTGTATTTTGATTCATTTTTGAATCCTCCCGCTATTATCCATTGGTAAATCCTTCTACAATTATATAAAACCAATTGCTTCCATTGCAAAAATTTAGATATACTAATTTTAAAAAGATAGACTGATAAGAAATATAATTTACTCGGAGGAATACCTATGACAAATAACAATCCTTGGTTAAATGAAATCATAGAAATATTAACGGAGTTAGATGGAGCTGGAACACTAAGTCAAATTAAAACAAAGGTTATGGAACGTAATAACATAGACCTAAGTAAATATCAGCATGAACAATCGATAGGTGCACAAATCAGAAAGACCATCTATTATCATTCTAGTGAATGTGATATTTATAAAGGTGAACAAGACTTATTTTATGCTGTAAATGGTAAAGGAAATGGGTGTTGGGGATTAAGAGATTTCGATAACAATACTGATTGGGAATTAATCGATCTTGAAGAGGAATTTTCTGAAGGTAAACAAATACTTAGAACTCATTTATCCTATGAACGTAATAGCAAAGTAATTAGGTTAGCAAAAGAACGTTTTAAACAGCAACATGCTGGAAAGCTTTTCTGTGAGATTTGCGGTTTTGACTTCCATAAAATATATGGTGAATTAGGAAAAGATTATATTGAAGGACACCATACAATACCTATATCTCAACTAAAAGAAGGAGAAAAGACTAGACTTGAGGATATTATAATGGTTTGCTCTAATTGTCATAGAATGTTACATAGACGTAAACCCTGGTTAAGTATTGAAGAATTAAAACAATTATTACATAAAGCACATCTATAAAAGCGTTATACCGCTTCTTTTGAATAAAGGAGCGGTATAACTAACTTATTATGTATATTTTATTCCGAATTCTTGAGTAATGTCTCTTGTTAATTTTGATAAAACTCTTTTATCTAGTTGTGCAGTATCAACGTAATTAGAGTATACTACTCTTACTACATCATGTTTTGAAGGAAACAAGTCAGGGAACTCTTGACATAAAGATTCAATTTTATCATCACTATACGTTATATTTTTTACAATCATCTCCCCCACATAATCAATATGAGAGTTATATAAAGATTTTAATTTGAAAATTTCTTTATTTTTCTCTATTTTATCATATAAAATTTTATATTCCTCATAACTAAATTGCTTTTTTTTCATTTCGTTTACTTTGAAATCAATCGAAAACATTTGTGTATTAGAATTCCATGCTTTCAAATAATCTTTCTTACCCTTTCCATTTTGAAATTTAACAGTAAATTGAACTAAATCTTCGAAGCTGTTTTCATATGGATGTATATGTGTTTCAATAGAAAATTTTTCATTCCTTTTTAAATTTGAATTACATACATAACAGCAAGGGATGAGATTGAAAAAAGAAACAGCTAAGAAAGGAAATCTGGACTTACTATAAAAATGATCTAGTTGTGGCCTTGTTCTACCTCCTTCATCTTCGTTTGGCTCAGATACAGTAATAAAATGTCTATTACAGTATGGGCATGTCCCCACTTTCAATTGTTTTACCAGTTCATAAGCACCCCATATTTCCTCTATATCTTTACTATACTGATCACAAAAATTACTATAATTAAAGACTTTCCTTATCTTCTTTAAAAATTTTTCGATATATTTGACCTGGGAATCAACTTTTTTAGCTCTTTTATCCACATTTTCCTTTTCTTGTTTAAGTTCATTAACATTAGATAGATTTTTTTTGATATTTTTCTCTAAATTTTCCTGTTGCTTTTTATATTCATTTAATACTTTTTTCAAAAAACTGTATTCCTCTATTTTTCCCATTAATTCTGGATGATCGTCACTAAGATCTTTTATAATTTTATCTAAGCGACTGGGTCTCCCCATCACAATATCCTCGATTTGATTATATATAGATTTAAAAAATCCCTTTTGTATTGCATCTTTTTCATTGTCAGCATAATCTTTTAGTTTCTTATAAAATTTCTTTTTAACAAAGTATTCTTCAAAATGTCTTTTTGCTAAAAAATCTAAATTATCACGTTCAATTTTTATCATCTTGCCATTTCTCCAATTTCTTAAGGCGTAAATTAAGCCTAGCAATTTCCTTATTAACCCCTACCATCCTACGTTCTGCTAACATCTGTAAAAGCTTATTACGAATGACCGGTTCACCTATCAAATTAATAGTCTTTTCAATTTTTTCCTCATTTTCAAAAATAGTAACTATATCTTCCTTAATAAGCAGATGAATTATTTCATTGATTTTCCTCTTCGCAAAAGCACCCGTAACACCATCCTCCATAAAGAAAGAATGAGCTAATAAAGAATGAATATTTGCTGCAAAAGTTTGATGATATTCTTCTAAATTATCTATAACTACAGTATTATCCTCATCTTTCCTTAAAAATATTACGTTCGTACCTGGAAGATCTGAAACGATAAAAGGAGAATTTGATGTTAGTATTAATTGAATATTTCTTTGTTTCATTTCATCTCGATTTTTAAATACAACTGGAAAGTACTCAATTAAACTATTCAAAAATTTACCTTGCCAATGCGGGTGTAAATATACTTCTCCTTCATCAATCAGAATTACTAAATCATTCTTAGGATTCTTAATCAACTCCGGCTTTTGGGAAACAAAGTAAAAACGTGAATAGATATTTAATAATGCCTTTTGTCCACTACTTAGCTCTTTCCAAGAAAAATTAATAAATTCATGAATCACATAAGATCTTTCATATAATTCTATAAACTCTTCAAATTCTCTCTCAGATAACTCTTCGAGATTAAAAGAAAATTTATATCCCGTTCTTCTAATCCTCTTAACTCTATGCTTACAGGCTCTATGGCGATAGGTTTTATAAAACATCAACATAAATGTAGATAGGGATTTTAACATATTCACAAAATGTTCGAATCCTTCGTTTCTATTTTTAATAAAACTTGCAAATCTCCTTATTCCTCTAATTAATCGAATAAAATCATTCTGATAATAACAAACTTCCTTATCTTGAAAGAATTGAAGTGGAACCCTTGCAATAGTATTTCTAATTCCTCTTTCCTGTAGTTCGGAACGTAAATGATCAAGAATACAGTTAGTAAAATTAATTATTATTTCTCTCTCTTCTCCATCCTCGGGTATTCGAAATTGATTATGCCTTATAGAATTTCCAATTATATTAATATAATCAATTGCATTTCTCTGTATCTCAGGAACAGATTCAGCACGATTAGAAATTATGACTGTATCAAAAAAAATTAAATCAATTTGGTTCGGTACATTAAAGGGTAACTCAAATTGATTTAATTCTTTCTTCATTGCTTGGATAAAGCGAATCTGTCTTTTCACCTCTTGAAATTTAAATCTTTCTCCTTCTCCTTGAAAAAGATTTAATCCATATCTAGGGAATCTAGGAGATCTACTAGATAAATGATTTGTCGATATATTCAACATATTCTCCGATGCATACTCCTCTTTGTTATCATATACATTTGAAAAATAAATTAGAGTTGTATTTTTTAAATTACGGGGAAACCCACTACCAATTCTCCTTTCATAAAAATAACTAATTCCTTTATCTAGTTTAATATTAACCCTCATTTCTTTAGAAAAACATATATAGTGTTCCATTCGATTATTTTTATACTCACGTAAAATATAAAGATACCTCTCGTTTTCACCCTCTTCTTCTTCGTGATTTCTTAATTCACCTATTCCAAAATTCTCTTTCAAAAAATCAACTATACTTGACTTACCAGCTCCATTTTGCCCTACAACAGCGGTTATATTTTTGATATTTGCTACTGATTCCAAAGAATGTTCTTTTAGTTGAAAAAAATTCTCTATATAATTCGAATTAGGTTTTATATATAATTCGAAATTTTCATTACCCCTTTGTTTCAATTGATATTTATAACGATTATCAAAATTAAATCCTTGCTCCTTCATTAATCCTTCTTGAAGATTTTCAACCCATAAATATAAAAGCTCCACTATTTCGCCCTCCACCTATAATTACTACTAGCTCCATTTGTTTCTCAGTATTATATTACCAGTTGAATTAAAGAAATAACATTACTAGATAGTTCTTTATACACAATTCATTTACATAAGCTAAAAAGCCTCATCCGCAATTGCAGAAGAGGCTCTCATTTACCTGTCTCGCTATTTTCTTTTCAGCACGCTCTATCATAGATTGTACCGTACTACATGTAATGCTTAAATATCTAGCAATCTCCCTATATGTTAAACAATATCCTCGAGACATTAAATACACTTCTTTCTCCCGTTCTGTTAACAATGATAGTGCATCTTCTAACCTAATTTTATCCCATTCGCCAATTGCATGTTCTTGCTGATGATTGTCCCATTCATATAGATTATCATCCATGCTACGAAAATACCTTTGCATCAGTAACGGATCACACGCTCTTTCTCTTTGATATGCAGCTAACCTTGCAATCCCTCTACGATTTCCTGGTCTTCTCGCCTTTTTCATCCATTCTAAGGAATAAGTAATATCACTTATCATATCAGTTAGAATTTTTACATCTTCCTCTTTAGCATCCTTTTGTGCTTCTCTCAATTGCCTTAAAGTTATGTTATATTGCTTAATCAAATCCTGCATAACCTATCCCTCCTTATAAACAAAAAAGAACACCGTATATAGACTGTACTTCTCTACATAACAGTGTTCTTTTATTACTTTCATATTTAATTTCTACGCTTCTCTCACTACACAAGTGCATTCCACTTATACAGTCAGAGAAACGAAAAACCGTTCCTCATAGACACAAATCAGTAAGTGTAGCTAATGCTTCTAATTAGTTTGGTAAAGTTCAAGAGAGAAATAAAGTGTTGAGGTGCCCCACGCCTCTTTGAACCGAGGAAAGTATGATTAGCAATTGGACATTCGGAAGGAACATCCTCGGCTCAAAGAGAGGTGTAACCCTCTCCCCCGTTGGTCGGACCCTTACTTACGTTTATTCGTGAGTAAACTATAATTAATTGCCCTAGCCCGAGAAATTTAGATAAATTAAGAAACAACATACAATACCATTTCCGTGGCAGTTCTTTTTACACTTTTAATGATACAAGCTTTAGTGTAGTATTTTTATCAAACTTTCATCAATTTTTTATCAAAAACTAATTCCTATATGTACATCTTAATAATATGATACTTTCAAATCATCCTATAATACTATATTATTAAAATTAAAGATTTCTACCCCTAAATCTACAATACTAAAATTTTATCACTGTTTACTTTACTACTAAAGGTAGGAAATTCTATACAACTTAAAGAATATATTAAATGTTAGGAGAACTGTTACTATGACTGCTGAGATAGCTTTACTAAATAAATTTGGTGTTGCTCTAGCTGCTGACAGTGCCGTTTCGATTGAAAATGGTAATGGAGTGAAAGTCTATAACTCTGCCAATAAATTATTTTCTTTATCCAAGTTTACCCCTGTAGGGATTATGGTTTTTGGGGATTCTTCCTTTATGAATGTACCGTGGGAAACACTAATCAAAGTGTATCGAAAACGACTGGGAAACACTACCCATCCCGATTTAATGGATTATTGCAGAGATTTTATTAATTTTTTATTATCTCAAAAAGAATGTTTATCGATTACTGCGGAAAAACTTCTAATGTCTAGACTTACATCATTACATCTAAATAGTGTATTTGAAAAAACTAACATGAGAATGGAGGAAGTGTTTACAAATAAAGCCCCCAATTCTGAAGAGAGAATTGAAGCTTTAAAAAAAGAACTTTTACAACACATACAAATTATAAATAGGGAAAAAAATCTTACTAATATGCCTCAATATACCAAGGAAGATTTTTTGTCTAGATTTAGTGAAAGTATTTTAGAAACTGGGCAATATCTAATTAACATTCATGAACTAGATAATGATCTCGAAAATTTATTACTCGACCTAATGTTTCTTGTTTCCTTCAAAAATTTGTATAATTACACAACTAATTATTCCGGTGTTGTAATTACAGGTTTTGGTGAAAATAATTTATTCCCTTCCATATATTCTTATAGAACCGATGGAGTTATTATGGGGCAATTAAGATATGAATTATATGACGAGGACCATATTGGGAATGAGGTAAACAATGCTTCGGCTCTTATAAAGCCGTTCGCACAACAAGAGATGGTTCACTCCTTTGTTGAAGGGATAAATTCTGACTTAAAAGAAATCCTTACTACATCTCTACAACAAATTTTCAAGGAGAGTCTTCCAGAAATGATTCTTACTTCTATGGAAAATCTCTCTAGTGATATTAGTACCCAATTAGAACATTCACTGAAGGTATCTGGTCAAAATGTATTGGAATCTTTCGAAAACACACTAGAGGAACTAATATCGGACAGATATTCAGGTCCCTTAATGAGAAATTTAGCCAATTTACATAAAGAAGAACTCGCATCCTTAGCTAAGGCATTAGTTAACTTAACTTCCTTGAAAAGAAAAGTAACCTCCGATGCCGAAACGGTAGGTGGTCCTATCGATGTAGCTGTAATTTCAAAAGGGGATGGATTTATTTGGATCGACAGAAAACATTATTTCAATTCTCAATTAAATTATTCTTTCTTTAACAAATATCTAATGGATGGTGATTCGAATGTTTTTAACACAAAATAAACAATTTAATACTGACGTTTATTTTAATTGTAAAAAAAAGAAACATACAATCAATGAATCTTCCAAACCTCAAAATATCGCAAACTTTTTTGTAAATGAAATAATTAAACAAATTGAATTAGAATCCAATAAAAAAAAGCAACTTCCCGATTTAGGGTAAGTTGCTTTTTTATTACTTTAAAAATTTATCTATTTCTTTATTAATTTTAGACAAATTATAAGTTGCTTGTTCCAAGTTTTTTATATTGTTTTTATAACCAGAAAGTTTTTGTTCCCATTTATCTTTTATTTCGGTTTCACTCTTAAACGTGAGTGTACCCTTTTTCTGCTGATCGATTTTCTGTAGCGCTTCTGTTTTCCAAGACATCAATATCCCCTCTTTTCCTTTGTAAATTTAGACACAGTGCATGTGTTAAACGGAAAGTTTCTCTTGTACTTATTAAATTATCAGAGAGTAATAAAAAGATATGTTTATCTTCAGTTGTTTCTGCATGGAAATTAAACACCCATGTCTTTCCTTCATTCATATTCATCTTCAAGGATATTATAACATGATCATTATAAGGATGGTCAAATTCTGGTGCGTATCTGTCCTCTTTATTTGGATTCATTACCCTAATCGCAGCATAATGTTCTTGACTTATCTCATCAGGAACCTCATATGTTTTTTTTGCAGCACCAGTAGTTCCTTCATCTATAATTTTATTCAGACTTTTCTTATCTTCACTTAGTTCATAAATAGTAAATCCACATACTAACTGTAATGAAGATTCCTTAAAGCAATCATTATTCATTTGATATAATATTGTTATAATATCTTTTATTAATTGAGAAGTAAAATTAACCTGATAAATGACATCGTCTAATTCTTGTTTCAAATTTTTCACATTCTCTAATTCTTGTTCATATTTACTTTGTAATTCCTGGACATCAGCTTGTTTGCTGTGTATTTGTTCTAATTTCCCTTTTAATTCATCATATGCAGGACCGCTACTAGTAATACTGTCATACAACACTTTGAAACTAAAACTATTATGCACCTGTTTATAGAACAAATCATATTCTGGTTTTCTCGAAAATCTATAAGCTCCACAATGAAAATACTTTGCATTGTTTATATCTATCATCTTCTTATATTGTATAAAATAAGCCATAATCAACCATAAAACAATTGCCAATCCATATATCCATACCTTCGAATCCTCAGGTGAGAGAAAAAAATAAGAACTAGCCACACTACTAACAATACTAACTATGCCCGCTATTATAACTTTTAAATTTCTATATAATGATGGATCTTTAATAGAAATGATTAAAGCTATTATCCAATTGGATTTTTCAGTATCAGTATAACTATTTTCAAACGTTTTAAAAACTTTATCAAAGTCTGTACTCAAATCCTTTATTTTTTGCATCATCTGTGAATCCATTAATTTTCTCCTTATACTCATACTTACATCAATATGTATTTTTTAGAATTTCACCTAACATTTTCCTATAATTTCATTTTACATCTTTTTATTAAACTAAACCAGTATTAACTATGACAAAAACTTTTTAATGGAAACAGATTATTTTATCAAATTAATACTGAAAATCTCTTTCGAATACACCCTCAACTGTTCAATAGCTATCTCTCTTGCATGCTCTTCACTATCTATCAAAGAAAACCCTTGATTAATAGAGCTCCAAAACTCATATCCGCAATCTTCCATCCATCTATAAACTTCTGTTGTATACAAACCATCTTTTCGTTTTATTACTTCAACCTTATATTGTTTACTTGGCGCAAAATATTCCCCCAAAACTTGTCCCACATAAATTCCCTCCTAATAAAAGAACTGCTATCCCAAAAACAGTAGCCTCTTTAAATCGTTATAAATAAATATATATTAAAAAATAAAAAACCGCTACAACAAGCGGTTCTCATTCTTCTACCTCTATCCCAAGCCTATAAGCCAGCTCACACAATGCCTTATTCCTCTTCCTATAATAATCTGGCTGAGACATATTCAATATCCTACACATCTTTATCCAACTAGGCTTCTCTTTCCCAAGATAAGCTAACTCAATAAGTTGCTTATCCCACGCATCTAGCTTCTCTACACCTTTTCTTATTTCTTGGATATAGTTGATTCTTTCTAAAAGCGTTTTACTCATGCCGATCACCTTACCATTTTGTACACGTTCCATATCTCTTTCATCTATACTTGATAAAAATAAGTGATACTTTTTCAAAGCTTGAAGCACATTCTTTTTTGTCTGCTCTTTGTTAAGAACAGGTAGGGCAATATCCAACATACTCTCACTCCTTCACCATTTTCAAAAATGTATCCAACGGTATAACTACTAACCACGGCTTTCTATCAGCCTTAATTGCTAATGCATCTGGCTGTTCACGTTCATCCTCTAACCAGTTATATAACGTCTTGAATCCTTCTTTCCTCGCTTTCACTTCCCATTCAAGACCTAAACCCTTCACGTCATTTGAGTACCCGTCTATTGCACCAGAGAGCGGTACACGAGCACCGCCTATTAAACTAGCAAATTCTCTTTCACGTCTCATTCCTTTATCTCTTTGACTTTTCCCCATCTATAAATCTCCATTTCTTTAAAAGGATTATTTTGTTTAAATCTTCCTTAAATCTTGTTGTTACTCCTTAATATCCAAATGAATTCCTGTATAATACAATTTAGTAATTAATAGGAGTGTTAAATATGCCCGATACATTAAGAATCATTATTTATATCATTGCAGTGGTTGGTGCATTTGCTGCTTTGATAAAAGAGTTTAAAAAGCCTCAAAAAAGTATCTTTTTGATTTCGTTCAATTTTTTGATTCTCATAGGCTTTACATATTTATTAACAAAGAAGTTGATATAATTTAAGTAGTAAATACTTCCTCTACCCCTGAATAAAACTCAATATTACGTCAATAATACAGATACACCAGTCTCCAATTCCCCTGGAGTCGAGCAGTTAGCTTTTGCTAGCTGCTCTTTTTCTATAAAGTGAAATTTTTATAATAAACCTTCAATCTTTGCTATTGCCTCAAATATAGGATAGATCTGTTGCGGGACCACTGCATTGCCCAAGAACCTCAATCTATCTTCGTCCAATCTTGTGGCAGTCCCATCATCCATTCCACAAACTGTGGGTTTATTTTCTTCCCAATATGTTCTGGAAAGTGTTCCCCGATTGATCCCGGTAGTGTTTTCCCATGTTTCCCGTTTGCTTCTGAAGGGCACAACTCTCGGATCGGCTTGTAATTTTGGCTGGTCGTTGGAGTGGCCAACAATAAATGTCCGGTATCTTTGATGTGGCGCACCGACACTGACAGCCGGAAATACGAACGTCCTTGTCGAGTAGTTTTCTTCTTCCAGATCGGAGAGCACGGTGTCCAAGCCCATTGTGACGTGTCCAGCAACATTTTCTCCAACAAACCAAGTGGGTCTGAGTTCTTTAATGAGTCGGAAAACTTCTGGCCATAACCACCTTTCGTCTGTCGCACCTCTTCGCTTCCCAACAAGACTTTCCCCCTGACAGGGATATCCTGCTGAAATAACTCCAATTGAATCAACGTCAACACCTCCATCTATTAATGATTGTTTCGTAAGTTTATATAAATCTGGGAAAATAGGAATGTTAGGATAGTTCTTTCTGAGTACTTTTTGATTGAACTCTTCTATTTCGCAAAAGGCTGCTGTTTCAATTCCAACCCAATCCGCTGACATGCTTATTCCTGCAATTCCCGAACATAGATCCAACATTTTCATTTCCCGGTCTCCTTTGTAAGGAAATAATGTTTCGTGTTAATTATTCAACCCTTTTCCAATTAGTAATTACATTTTCGTATAACCATTCATCGTAATACTTATCGACTATTTTGTAGTATTCCGATGAATTTTTCTTCACTCCATCAAAAACACTATCATCAATTTCGATTTCTTCCTCTATAACGCTTTTTACATATCCTGTATTAACTGAAAACATAAATTTAGCCATTTATAATCTCCCTTCCAATTAGCGTTTTTTTTAATGACGCCTCACCTATTTGGACGCATTTACCAGTATTTTTACCAAAAAATTCATGATATGGTTAATTAGTCGAGTACGTCATTACTTGACACTTACCCTTAGGAACCCCGCAGACAATCGGGGTTTCTTTTATTTAAATAACGCTTTCGTTTGACTTTAGTCCTTATATAAGATGACTAGACACTAACATTTTTCTGTAGTACAATTCCTATCAGAAAAATGTTAGGAGATATATTTATGACTTTTGAAGATAATCGTAAATTAGGCATTCAACAAGGATGTATTGTAATAACAGATCAATCACAATATCTTGTTGTTAAAAAGAATGAAAATTATTCTTTATTAAACATTGCAATTGCGGAATGCATAAACTTTGAAGTTTCACTTGAACATCTTGAAGAAATGGTCCAAGTAGATTTAAAAGAAAAAATTCAAGATATCATTCCACCAGAGAATATTAAAATCGTAGCTCAAAACAGAATATAAAATGGATTTTCTAAGAGCACTTTCGATAGTGCTCTTTTTCTATAAAATTCAAATTTGATTAATATCCGTTATCCTGTCTCTCAAAGTTTTCCGCATTCTTCTCCTTATACGAATCAATAACGTCCTCATAAGTAAATCCATACAAATAGCAAATACGAAAGAAGATGCCAAACGCTCTTCTCAAATGCCCCATCGTTGTAGTTAAATCTCTGTACTGACACCATGCCCTTTTTGCAGTCAACACATCTTGCATATACCATTCGAATAACATATTTACATTGCTCGTATCTTTTCTCATAATTGATTGCATACTGAACGATGGAATAAGTTCATGTCTCCATGTACATTTATCTAATTCAATTACAATGTTCATAAGAAAATGAAGACCATCAATTAACTCTTCTAATAGTCCATTCTTAGGAACTCCAAATCCTGTGCTCCACATCTTAAACGCTCGAGTTTCATTCCATGCTTCACTGATCTCCACCAGTAATGCACGAAACAACATATCCATTTTGTCATTTCCTTTATATCCAATTCGTTTATCCAGTTCTTTTTGCATTTCAAATAGTTCCGTAATATCAAAGTTTTGTTTCTTCTCTTCAGATGTAATTGTGTGTAACTGAATCATTATAAGTTCACTCCAAGTTTGTATTTTAGTAAGAATATAGTCACACTGATTAAAAGCCAACTGACTATAATGATCGCCATTTCCTTTTTAAAACTCACTCTTCTCCCTCCAACAATTCCACTAACTCCTCAAACGAGCATTCGAACAAATCTCGAAGCCCGTCCTTGGATTTATAAATACCTCTATCAATCAGTTGATCTATGATGTGTTGATGCAAAATTACCCCACCATGTCCTCGACACAAAATTGTAGTTCCATACTTTTTGCAGGAAAGTAATTTACTAGAGCATCTTTCTCATTAATTGCTACACAGCCTAAAACACCCTCAAATTTATTATCCTCAGTCTGAACAATTACCTTATATAGGACATCTTCACGATCACAAATATCTCCTAATTTAAACTCGTCCATTTTACGATCCTTCTTATAAAACATCATGAAACGCTCAAATTCTTCTAACTCTTCATCAGTTGCTTTTCGAAATGTGCTCTCTTGATGTTTTTTGAAGAAACATCCATTTTCATAAAAACGATAGTCACCGACTTTTAGCCCCATTATTAAGTAATACTTTTCTTGTGTTTCTTCTTTTAAAATCCCATACCATTTATCACTTAAACTTTCTATTACAAACATTTCGCCTTCTTCTAAATCCAATGGTTCTACATAATCCACAAACTCATGTTCAAAAAAGAAATTCATACTAATCGCTGATGGTACAATACGCTGACTACTTATCCCCAAAACCTCATGTTTCCCTTTTTTTAATGTGTGTGCAAAATAATCATTCTTTTCTTTAATCCAATTTGTTTTCATTCTTTCAATCGCTTCAAATCCTGTATATGTTTTCATTCTTTCTCCTTCGCTTTCTTTAACATTTCTTCAATCCGTTTTCCCGTTGTATTTTTATAGTCCTCACATGTCCATTCAGCGTTGTTTGTCGGAGATGGTGTAAATACCATTCCCCAACTACTAACGCTTGAAATATGGACATCAGGACGAATTACAGTAATGGTCATATTAGTTCGTCTCCCTTTAAAAAGGTAACTTTCTTTTCCGCTTATCTCTTGTAAACTTAAACTCAATATGCCTGTATGTGTTGAACATACGAGATGTAATACGCTCATCGTAAGCTTTTATAACAGCTTCACCTGTTAGGTTTGTTGTAATGATTGTTTTCTTTCCCTGTCTTCCATCAAAGACTTTAAACAGTACACGATTCACAAATGCAGTCGCCTTCGGATCAGTAGCATCCATATCACCTAACTCAGCACCCAAATCATCAATAACTAATAAATCTGCACTGATTAGTAAATTAACAATGCTATGCTCAGATTCCTCAGATTGCCCATTGAACGTAGAACGTATGTAGTCAAACAGTTCTGATACAGAAACATAAAGAACAGTTCCTGCGCTATTCTCATTCATTTCATGAGCAATTGAATAGGCAAGATGACTTTTACCAGCACCCACTTTTCCTACTAGAATTAAATTAAATCTCACATCATTTAAGTAATCCTCAAGCGCTCTTTTTGCTAAGGTGTAATTCTTTTCATCCTCTTCACAATCAGATTTAAAAGTTGAGAACCTAGCAAGTTTAATTGTTTCATCTTTAATCAAGCTCTTATCGTAAAACATACTTTTACGTTTCCTCTGTTCCTTCTCATCTCGGAATACACTCATTTCCACTTCTAGCTTTTGATTATCTTCTGCCAACTTACATACTGGGCAAACTACTTCACCATTTATCTTCATGTATCTAACAGTACGTTTACGTTCTTTTTTACAAACCTCACATGTATCAGAAAGGAAGATCATCTTCTTCGAAAGGGTCTTTGCTATATCTGTTACCTTTACTAGAGCCATGTTTTCCTTCCACCTTTCCTTGTTGTAAATAGCCTTCAAACTTTGTACCAAATAACGTTTCTGGTCTTAGATACTTTGCTTGTTCTGTTCTTAGCCATTCTTTAGCTTTTGTATCAATCACAGTTTTGAAGTTATCCACAGTGAATCCTTCTACTAATCTAGTTTTAATCAATGTTTGTGTTTTCTTTGATGTTAAACGATAACTACTACCACACACGTCGTTGAGATAGTTTACTATCTCGACTATATATTCTTTAATCTCTGATGTAGTCTCTGTGTTAGTCTCTGGTATTGGTTTACCCAAATTGGGTACATCCATTTGCCCATTTTGGGTAGACCGTCTACCCAAGTTGGGTACATCGTTTGTGAATTCTAACAAACGGAGTTTTTCATAATTAATGGAATACCATTTCGTCTTATCAAACTTAGCTCGATTATAATTACCTATAACAAGAAGCTGTTCATCTTCTAAATTCTTTACAATACGTCTAATGGTATTCTCACTCCAAAAAGGAAATTGTTTAACCCATTCTGCCACACTGTTATATACCCAGTTTCTTTCATCATAAAAATGCTTAGATCTATTTAGCCAATAATGTATCTGTTGTAGAAATATCGCCTCATTTAAACCAATTCTGCTTGCCAGTCCTGGAAGAACAAGTAATGGTTCTTCATGAATTAATAAATTACTCATCTCTTCACCTTCCTCATAACAACTTCATAGTAAAATCCACGGTCACGGTCCATCACAACGCAGCCTTTAAACAGATGAGGATTTTCATCATTTCTATGTTTAATTGTTTCTAACACCCTTCGAATAGGAAATAGATAATCAAATCCTTCATTCTCTAAACGACGACAGCGCTTAAGTAATTCAGATAACCTTTTATCACGTAAATACCGAGTACCTAAACTCCTATTCAAAGCTATTGGCATTGAACCATCTCTTACTACCGTTTTCATTTCAGTCACCCACCTATTGTGCTTGCTGTTGCTTTTCTTTCGCTTCGTTTAACCACGATGTTATTGTTTTTTGTAACTGGGATGCTTGTTGTACTGTCATTCCTTTGAAAGATTGAATTCCTAACGACTGTTTTACAGTGTTTTTGGTTTCTTCAAATGACATGTTATACACTTCCGATAACTCTCTAATTTGCACATGAATTGCTTTTATTCTTTGTTCATTTGCAACCTCTGCCTGTCTAGCTTGCTCCTGTTTTGGAATGTTATCTAGCTGCTTAGCTGCTTGTTTCAGTTCATCATCTTGTGGAATATCTTCACCCGAATAGATGTATAAACCCAATCCGTGTAGTGCTATGGCTTTTGCTAGACACCTTTGAATCGACGTGTTTATTTGAAATGACGTAGGTTTTGCGATTGGCTTATTATAGTTATCCAATACAGGATGAATTTGCGAACGTGTGATGTTATTTACCGTTACTTCAACTTCTACAAAGTACCCAACTTCTGTTTTCATATAAGGTAATCCATCAAACCTAACAACTTGCCATGTAGCATCAGGATATTTTTTTAGAAGTTGATCTACAGCCCATGACCAACTTAGATAACTAAAGCGTCCCTTCTTCTCAACATGTTTACTGACGTCAATAACTGCTAATTCTGCAAAGTAATTTTTTGTTTCACTCATCGTATTCTCACACTCTCACCTTGTTTTAATGAAATACCATCCCACTTCATACCATTCTTAATCGCTAGTAATAATGCTTTTTTATCTACCTTCGGATTCTGCGGAATCATGTATTCTGTTGGAATAACTGCATCCTCTGCAATATCTAAACTTGCTGGATTTTTTTGAATACCTATTGTGATCAATGCACCTTTAACACGTCTTTTATCCACAGCAACCATCTGATGATATAAATAATCCTTAATATTTTTACAGCTGTTCTCAAAAGACTTACGACGTTCAGCCAAGCGATGCTCTTCTCCCTTAATCACTTCAACTTGCGCTTCAATATTACGAATCAATAACGCTGCACCTTGTACTTTATCTTCAATTGCTTCACTAATTGATTGAAGTGTATCGTTAATTACTTCTAAATCTGCCCCGTCTTCAATCATTTGCTGTAATTGATTGAAGCTAGTGGTTAATTCGTACAATTTCATAGTTTTATATCCTCCTAGAACGGCATACTGCCATATGGTTTATTAGTTAATATGGTAATTACATAATCTATATCTAACTTTCTACAGGTATCTGCTTCCTGTGCAGATATAAGTTTCAAGCTACTTACAGCCTTTTCAACCTGTTTTTTTAGTAATTGGTTTTCTATTGTCTCTTCCATGTAATCACCCCATGTGATATACTGACCTCGAATTTGTTTTTTATTGGGAACCCATTGCAGTGGGTTTCTTTTTATTTACATAAAACTTTTTGAATAACATCTTCTTTAATGCCAACCTCTCGCATACGCTCTATAACATGCTGAACTCTATCATTTTCTTTCTTTTTAAATATCAATTCCTTTAATTGCTTATCACACTCTTTTGCCTTTTCCCCACATACTTCATACTCTTTACAAGTCTCATAGAATTCTTTTGTCTTACCTTCTAAATTGTTCTTAGCTGCAATGCGAGATAACAAAAATTGATTCTTTATGTAATTCTCCTTCTTATTACGTAATGTTTTCGCTAACTCAGCATCCTTGGGTAACACTAAATTTTCAATTCCCACTAGATTCACCAGCCTTTTTAAAAAGAGCATTTAGACATACAAACCTATTTTCAATTAATCGACGTTGCTTTTTATTTGGTAATTTATAATGGGCTAGCAGTCTAAGATAATCGGAGACTTTTACATTGTTATAATCAATTGAAAACATCATTAATCCATCCTTTCTTCTGCCCATTCAACTAAAAATGCTTGTACTTGTTTTGCTGGAAAATACCATTTCTTACCCACCTTGAATTTTGGGAACCGTGGGTCAAAGAAGAACTGATCCTGAATTGTATTCCACGACATACATACACGCTTTTTAAGTTCCTTAGTATCCCAAAACGCTAACTCAGCATCATACTCTTTAACCTTCTTTTGAATTTCTTCCACACATAATTCCTTCACAACATTTTCGTCTATTTGAACATTGAACATAATTATTCCCTCCTTATTTTTAAACCATCGGTCTCCAGCCATTTATAAAGTTCAAAGCTTCCTCGAAATCTTTCTTCAAAATGTCCCTATAACTATTCACATTGAATGCATCTTTTAAATTACGTCCTAGTAATCCGAATAGCTTGCGAGTAGAATCATGTACTTCTCTATCTACATGACCGTTCTCCCATAAAAAATAGATTCGTTTGGCTTTCGTTTTTTCAATTACTCTTTGTTGTCCGTAGTCTACAGTTAGTTGCTTTTCAACCACCTGCTCTAAAGAAGAAACTCTTTTATTTAAGTTACTAGTTCCTGCTGCTATCAACTCAATTTGTCCAAATGTATCTCCAGGAATCTGCATCCTTTTTTCGATATGTTCTTTCATTCTTTTAAATTCTCGTAAAAACTCTACTTTCATTTTCATTGCCTCTGGAGTCACATAGGACATTGCTACAATTGCAAATGCATCTTCTGTTAATAAATATTTTTTATACCATTGTTTGTTTTGAGGATGTTGATACTGGGTCTGCCCAAAGTTGAGCACCCCCCACTCCGCTTCATTTGCTTCTGCCAATTTTTCTAATTGCACCTCAATATCACGATTTACATTCTTGTGTTCTTTCCCAAACATTTGAGCAACAGTTAAGCTATCTGTTACAACCTCTCCATTGTTTTCAAAAACTAGTACATTATTTTGTTGTTTGTCACTCACTAACGCTAATTTCCCCATTATGAAACCTCCTTTTTATTTTTCTCAGACCAACATGCCACTAAAAAGAACTTAAAGTTCGATTTGTTACTAAAAAAAATATCATCGATATTCATATCAAAAAACTTTGCAATCTTCTTAGCCGTTTCCATTGAAGGCGTTCTTTCTTTTTGATCAATCATTCGAATATATCGTTCAGTAACTCCACAGTAACTTGCAATTTCTTTATATAAGTTTTTTTGTGGGTAGTTTATTTTGTTTTTCATTTAGTCACCTCCAAAAAGAACTATATGTTCTAAATACAGATTACAGAACTTTTTGTTCTATGTCAATGCAAAAAGGAACAAATTGTGCTAAACTTTTTCTAAAGTGAACAACTAGTTCAATTAGAGAGGTGAACAATATGATAGGTCTTAGAATAAAGTCTTTACGAAAAAAAGAAAATTTAACACAAAAACAGCTCGCTGAAAAAATCGGAGTATCCCAAAGGATGATAGGCTACTATGAATCAGAAGAAAGATTCCCTCCACATGATGTCCTAAGTAAATTAGCTGATTGTTTTTCAGTTTCTGCTGACTATTTACTAGGACGAGCTGTTACAGACCAACCCAAAGAGCAATTAACACAGAAAGATGAAAAAGACATAGCAAAAAGAATGGAAGAAATAAAAAGAGATCTTCAAGGCGAAGACGGATTAATGTTCTCTGGTGAGCCTATGAGCGAAGAAGCCGTAGAATCTTTATTAGATGCAATGGAATACATCGTGAAACAAACTAAAGTAATCAATAAAAAATACGTTCCTAAGAAATATCGTACTACCGACGATAACTGATGCTAGCTTAGGAGGGAAAACATTGAAATTCGTCATAAGAGATCTAGTCCAACAACTTTGCACAAAATACAACACGAATAACCCCTATGAGCTTGCAGATTGTTTAAAAATAAATGTACTAACTTGGGAATTACATGAAGAAATAAACGGATTTTATAAATATGAAAAAAGAAATCGTTTCATCGTTATTAACAATCATTTGTCTCCATCCATGCAAAGAACTGTTTGTGCACATGAATTAGGACATGCAATCCTACACACTCATGCAAACACACCTTTTCTGCGTAAGAATACATTCTTTTCAGTTGATAAATTAGAGATAGAAGCAAATACGTTTGCTGCGCTTTTGTTAATTGATAAAAAGACCATTCAACCTGGTGATACAAAAGCATGTATAGCATACAAAAATAATATTCCAATTGAACTGTTAGAATTTTATAAGCCTTACTAAAAGGAGGTGAGACATTTTGATTATTGATTTAAACGCTGAACGAGAAAAACGAAAGAAATCCATCGTTAAACAAGAAGAAATGATAAAGATACCTATCGTTACAAAAATCTATACAGTAGATGATGAAATAAAATATGAAGTTTCGGGTTATCCCATGAAGTGGTTAGATGCGTAATCTGGCCACTTTACAATTATAAGGAAAAAGGGAATGTTATAATGGCTAGCTTCAGAAAATTCGGAGATGTTTGGGAATTCCGAGTAAGATTTAAAGACCCATTTACTCAAAAATACAAAGAAAAATCAAAACGTGGATTCAAGACGAAAAAAGAAGCACAACTTGCGGCTGCTGAAGAAGAGAAAAAATTGTTAAACGGTTTAGAAGTTGAAATTACTCCTACTTCGTTAAAACATTATCTAAGAGACTGGTTAAAATTATTTAAGCAAGACAATGTAAGGAAAAACACTTTTATCTTGCATGAACGTAACATCGAAAAACATCTCATCCCCTTCTTTCAAAACATGAACCTAAAAGAACTCAAACCAATGATGTATCAAAAATTCATTAATTCCTTAACTGATCAGGGTTACAGTAAGCGAACTGTTCAAATTATCCACGGCACAATGAACAATGCTATGAAAAAGGCTGTTAGCTTAAAAAAAATCGAAAACAATCCATGTGAAGAAGTAGTTATTTCAAATAAGAACAATAAAGAAAGAGAAGGGCTAAAGTATATGCGAAGTGAAGACATTACCCTTTTCCTAAAGACTTCTTATCAATACAACTATATTTATTACATCTTTTTCAAAGCACTTCTGAATACTGGTATGCGTAAAGGTGAAGCTGCTGCTTTACAATGGAAAGACATAAATTTAAAAGAACATACTATTACTATTTCTAAAACATTAGATTTTACAGCTAAAACAAAAGAAGAATTATTTGGAGATACAAAAACATTTACTTCTAAACGTACTATCATGATTCCTAAAACATTAGTCGATGAATTGCTGGCACATAAAAAATGGCAAAATGCTAATAAGCTTGTTTTACAAGATGCATATGAACATGAATTAGACTTAGTCTTTTCAAGAGTAGATGGAAATTTCTTGCCGAAGTCAACATTATTCAATGCATTCTCACGCATACTTAAAAAAGCAAATTTACCTAGATTAGAAATACATTCATTACGACACACTCACGCGGTTCTTTTATTAGAGTCTGGCGCAAGTATGAAATACATTCAAGATCGACTAGGACATAAGAGTATAGAAATCACTGCTAACGTTTACTCTCATATTAGCGACAAAATTAATAAGGATTCTATTTCAGGGTTTGAAGCTTATATGAGTAACGTATTGGGGTAA